AACCTCACCAATTGGATATGACAACTACAACAGAACCTAGACTAACTATCACTGCTACATTTGCACCAGAGATAAGTTGGGAAGAACTAAACGAGAGATTAAATGAACTTAACAGAAACAATTAAATCAGCAGGAATGCTAATAGCAGTATTAGCAGTGAGTAGACTTATTGGACTACCTGCAAACGTCACACCATTACTAGGACTTGCAGTGTTTGCATCTAGAATGAATTTAAGCCCTTGGGTTACAATAGGCATACTTGCAGTAACAGATGTATTCTTCTTAGGCTTATATGCACACATGCCTGTAGTATATGCTTGTATGTTTAGTGCATACTTCATAGGCAAGTACATGAGTAATGTGTATGCTTCGGGTGCAATTAGTGTACTTGTTTGGCATGTATTAGTAAACGCAGGACTTACATTCCCGCCGTTTAGTCCAGAAGCAATGCTATTTGATATGCGACTACTAGTTAGTACATTGGCATTTACAGCATTACTAGACATAACGCAACGTATAATTAAAATAATTCACCCAAAGACTATATGTAAGGCGGTTATGTTGTATAAATAAAACTGTATACGCCGTAAGGGTATATAATTTATTAACTTGCTTATTAAAGGAGAAACAACATGGTAGCAGAACATAAATTCAACACATCACATGTGGACGATATTTTTAACAGAATTAGTCCATTCGCAATAGGGTTCGATAAGGTACTAGCAAATCTAAACACAGTTTCAGATATCGCTCATAATTATCCTCCCTATAATATTATCAAACAAGACAAAGATCATTTTTCTATTGAAATAGCAGCAGCTGGTTTCAGAAAAGACGAGTTCAATATTCATCTTGTTCCTGAAGGTAACAAACTGGTAGTTCAAGGTGTACAAAACCGAGAAGAAGATGAACCAGAGTATTATCACAAAGGCATCGGAGCTAGAAACTTCACTCGTACATTTGCATTGGCTGAAGAAGTCAAAGTACTTGGCGGTGAGTTTACAGATGGCATGTTGCTAATTGCACTAAAAAGAGAGATCCCTGAGGAAAAGAAACCTCAAGAGATCAAAATTACATAATTAAATAAGGAGAACCCTATGCCAAATATACAAATTGTTAAACTAACCACAGGCGAAGACATCATTGGCGATGTCGAGGAACTTGAAGTAGAAGGAAGAGCGTTTTTGATTATAAACAAACCCGCTATTATTATGATGATGCCTAAGCCAGGTAGCGAAACAGACTTTGGTGTAGGGCTCGCTCCTTACGCACCGTTTGCAAAGGATCATAAAGTTCCTGTATTCCCAAATCATGTCGTATCAATTTACGATCCAGGCAGTGAAATGCTTAAGTCATACAACCAGCAATTCAGTAAAATAATCCAACCCGAATTTATTAACAAAAAAATTCTAAACGAGGCCTCGACAAAAATATGAGTATGAAAAATAACGAATATGACGTAGTAGTAATTAAAGTAGTTGATGGTGATACCGTTGACGTTGATATTGATTTAGGCTTTGGCGTCAGTTTAAACGATGAACGTGTTCGCATCATGGGTATTGATACTCCAGAGTCACGCACAAGTGATAGAGTAGAAGACGTATTTGGCGAAGCAGCCAAAGCACGTTTAAAAGAGCTAATGAAGAATGGTGGCAGACTTATTACTACTGAAGACAAACATGGCGAAGATATGAAAGGCAAGTTTGGAAGGATCTTAGGAGACTTTAAAGTAGAGTACAACGGCGAAATGAAAAAAGTAACTGAGATTCTTACAGAAGAAGGACATTGTGTTCCTTACTTTGGTGGTTCAAAAGAAGAGACTCAAGCAGCACATGAAGTAAATAGAGCAAGGTTGTTGGCAGAAGGTGTCGTAAGTCAAGAAGACTATGATGCTGCTGTTGCTAAAATGGCATAGTACCAAACAAGTCTACTTTAGGTAGACTTTAGCTTCGTAAGAGCTTATACTTACTTTATATTATTTGAGATGAGACTTTTATTATGAATTTTTACACATATGCCAGACATTATGGGGATAAGGTCCTAACTCGAGGAATCCGTAACGGTGAACGTTACACAGAACGCCATGATTTTAGGCCTACCCTTTTTGTTAAATCTGACAAACCTTCAGAATATAAATCTATATATGGTGAGTTAGTATCACCTGTTAAATTCGAGACTAACAAAGAAGCTACAGAGTTTTTTAACAGATACAAGGAAGTTTCTAACTTCCCTATATTTGGACAAAACTATTACGCATACCAATATATTACGGAGAAGTTCCCCGCCACTATTGAGTGGGATGCTAAAGATATGTTGATCTATTCGATTGATATTGAGACATCATCAGAAGGTGGCTTCCCTAACGTAGATATGCCCGACGAACGTTTGTTACTTATTACATTACAAGATAACAACACGAAGAAAATAACAACGTTTGGTTGTGGGGATTTTGTCCCAGGCGATGCTACAAAACATCTCGATGTAACCTACATTAATTGCCAGGACGAAAAGAATCTCATACAAGAGTTCCTTATTTGGTGGGAGAATAATTGTCCCGATGTTATTACAGGTTGGAACTCTAATTTGTTTGACTTACCCTATATTATTGCAAGGACAGAACGTGTATTAGGTGAGAACGAACATAAACGTTATTCTCCTTTTGGACTAGTTAATAGACGTCCTATTAAATTTGCTAATCGTGAGATGACAGCATATGAAATTACAGGTGTTGCACAGTTAGATTATCTGGACTTATATAAGAAGTTTACTTATGTTACCCGTGAATCCTACAAACTAGACTTTATTGCACAAACAGAACTAGGACACAAAAAACTAGAGTCTGGCTTTGACACGTTTAAAGAGTTTTATGATGGTGATTGGAATAGGTTTGTAGAATACAATATTATTGATACAGTCCTTGTTGATGAGTTAGAAGATAAGATGAGACTTATTCAGTTAGCTCTTACTATGGCATACGATGCCAAGTGTAACTTTGGAGATGTATTTTCACCTGTTAGTTTGTGGGACTCGTTGATATATAATTATTTGTGGAAACAGAAAGTTGTAATTGGACAGGGTGGTGGTAGGAAGGAGTCCCAGATAGAGGGAGCTTATGTACAGGAGCCTAAGCCTGGGAGTTATGAATGGGTGGCTAGCTTTGATGCTACAAGTCTGTATCCTTCAATTATTATGCAGTACAATATGAGTCCTGAGACTATATCCCATGAGTTTAGCTATGATGTTACAGTGGACGATCAGTTGGACAGGTATAAGTTAGACAAACTTAAGGAAAAGAACTTGGCAATGGCAGGCAACGGTTCCTGTTACACCCGAGACAAGAAAGGTTTTATGCCTGAGCTAGTACAAACCTTCTTTAATGATCGTTTGAAATATAAAAGGTTGATGCAGGAGGCACAGAAGAAGTTCCAGGAAACAGGCGCTAAAGTTTATCAGAATGAGATAGCTAAATACAACAACTTCCAGATGGCTCGTAAGATTCAGTTAAACAGTTTATATGGCGCCATGGCTAACCAGTACTTTAGATTCTATGATGATAGGATTGCAGAGGGTATTACAATGTCAGGACAGTTGATTATCAGAGACACAGCTAAAGCTCTTGATGAATACATGAACAAGGTTTGTGGTACTGAGAAAGAAATGTATTCCTTTTATAGTGATACTGACTCTTGTTATATTACATGTAAGACTCTTGTTGATAATTTCTTTCCGGATAAATCTACAGAAAAAGTAGTTGGCTTGTTGGATCAGATAGGTACTGATAAGATAGAACCTGCGATAGCTAATGCTATGAGAAAGTTAGGCAACTATACTAACGCCTTTGAACACAAGATAGACTTTAAGCGTGAGGTTATAGCAGACAAAGGCATATTTGTTGCTAAGAAACGTTATGCACTTAATGTTCTAGATGACGAAGGCCTGAGACTTAAAGAACCCAAGCTAAAGGTTATGGGGTTGGAGATTGTAAGGTCCTCGACACCTGCTCCTATTAGAGATAGTTTAAAGGAGGCGGTTCGTCTTATTCTTACTAGTGATGAGGATACTTTACAAGATTACATTTTACAGACACAGACGGATTTTAAAAAGTTTACCCCTGAGGAGATAGCATTTCCAAGAGGGTGTAATAACCTAACGAAGTATACGAGCCAAGCAGACATATATGCTAAAGGAACTCCTATACATGTTCGAGGGGCGTTGTTGTACAACAACCTTCTTAAGGAGCAGAAGTTAGGCAAGAGGTATGAGAAGATACAAGAAGGTGACAAGATTAAATTCCTTTACCTAAAGGAACCTAATAGTCTACATGAGAACACTATTGCCTTTATATCTACTCTCCCTAAAGAGTTTAACGTTTCCAGGTATGTGGACTATGATTTAATATTCCAGAAAGCATTCCTAGATCCGTTAATTAACATTTTATCACCGCTTGGATGGAACACAGAACCCCAGGCAACATTAGAGGATTTATTTTCATGATTATAGATGGACATTTTGTAGTAAGTATGATTAAGAGTTTAATACGAGGAGTCGCTTGTGGTTTCCTAATGGCAGGAGACACTTTTATGGCAGGTGGATTATTAATAGCAGCAGAGACACTCGGTGTCGTTGAGGAGATGGTATGAGTGAACAATGGAGAGACAGCCTAGAAGTATTAATCAATAATATTGAGCAGTGGCATGTGGACAGGAATTTAATTGATGGCGCTACAGACAAGGATCAAGTATGTAAACTAATCCAAGAAGTAGGTGAGTTATCAGATAATGTCTGTAAGAAACAGGACGTAGCAGATGATATTGGAGACATTATTGTTGTTCTTATCAATATTGCTAAAAGAAACGATCTATCACTCCGAGACTGTTTGGCAGTTGCGTATAATGATATTAAAGATCGAAAAGGCACAATGATAGACGGCGTCTTTATAAAGGAAGACACTTCTGCTTGGATTAAGAATTTACAAAAAGAAGACTACACATCACCAGGTGGGATAGGGTAACCGTAAATGAAAGTAGCTATCGTTGGGTATGGATTTGTAGGACAAGCAACAGAATACTTTCTGAAATCTTGGTTGGTTGAAAAACTAGAAATAGAGATACATGATCCTGTTAAAGGTTACAATGTAACTGATTGGGATAATATTGAATATTCTTTTATTTGTGTTCCAACTAACCTTATTGATGGAAAGTTAGACACTTCTATTATAGATAATATACTAGAAACTTTACCCATCGAACAAGCCATAATTAGAAGTACTATTGGGCCTGATCAATGTATAAAGTATGCTAACAAAGGCCATGTAATAATGCCAGAGTTTTTGAGAGAAAGACATTGGAAAGAAGATGTCGATGACTCAGATATTCCTATTGTTATAGGGTGTAATAATTGTGATAATATTTTACAATGGATTACTAGGACTAAACATGCCTGGTATGGTAATAAAAAGAAAGTTGTAGTTTGTTCTCCTCTAGAGGCGTCGATGATTAAAATGGCTAGAAACGCAGCGTTAGCAGTAAAGGTGGGCTTGGCAAATGATTTCAATGAAATTTGCGACAGCCTTAATATGGATTATAGTGTTATTAAAAAGTTTATGCAGGAAGATAAAAATTTAGGTGGTACACATTGGGACGTACCCGGTCCTGATGGACTCATCGGTTTTGGTGGTACATGTCTCCCTAAGGACTTGACTCATGCATCTACACTATGCTATAATACACTTAATATAATGAAAATAGCAATCGAAGCTAACACAAGCAGGAGAAATAATGAGTAATCTCATAGAACGAATTCAGAAGAATTCAACAATTAAACAGACTGATATCCTTACAGGATCTAAGTTCTTTAACGATCAAGACTTAATACAAACATCCGTCCCGGCGGTTAACGTTGCATTAAGTGGAAAACTAGATGGCGGGTTGACACCTGGCTTAACAGTATTCGCAGGTCCTAGTAAACATTTTAAAACAGCATTCGGTATGTTGTTAGCTAAAAGTTTTTTAAACAAATATGAGGACGGAGTAATCTTATTCTACGATTCAGAATTTGGTGCACCTAAGTCTTATTTTGAGACATTTGAGATTGATACAGATAGAGTAGTACATACACCTATCGCAGATATTGAACAACTAAAGCATGACATTATGCAACAGTTGGCAGGTATCGAACGTGAAGACCACGTTATGATTATTGTAGACTCTATTGGTAACTTAGCAAGTAAGAAAGAAGTAGAAGATGCTTTAGAAGGTAAGAGTGTAGCAGACATGACAAGGGCTAAACAAATGAAGTCCTTATTCAGAATGGTTACTCCTCACTTAACTATTAAAGACATCCCAGCTATTGTAATTAATCATACATATAAAGAGATTGGTTTGTTTCCTAAAGATGTTGTTAGTGGTGGCACAGGTGTTTACTACTCAGCAGATAACATTTTTATTATCGGTAGACGACAAGAGAAAACAGGCACAGAAATTACAGGATATTCCTTTGTAATTAATGTTGAGAAGTCTAGGTTTGTTAGAGAGAAATCTAAAATCCCTGTAGAAGTATCCTGGGAGAAAGGCATTAGTAAATGGTCTGGGCTATTGGATATGGGAATAGAATCTGGACATGTAATTAAACCTAGCAATGGTTGGTATCAGAGAGTTAATATGGATACAGGCGAAGTTGTAGAACCTAAAGTAAGAGCTAAAGA